AGTGCTCACAGGTGCCGTAGCCCAAGGCATCCACAGCATTGACATCTCTATGATGATTGCACCGGTTATCCAAGACTACATTGTTAACCTGCTAGAGGAAGAAGATGTAGAGTTCAAAGAGTTCTTTGAAGAAGATAACGATGACGACGTACTTAAGAGTATCGCTTTGTCTGGTGCTATTTCTGGTCTAAAGGAGAGTAAACTCAAAGGTGATGACACGGAGTCAGCTATGAAGGCTGAGCCTGAGGTTGAGATGATGGTGGAAGATAAACCTAAGCGTGGTGGCTTGATGTCACGGAAGGAAGTATAATGGGGTTTTCAGCAGCAGGGTTCTTTGGTCAGCTCAATAATGACATCACAGATCAGAAGCAATACATCCGTGCTCGTGTAGACGAGGACCGTACATACCTACGTGAGCAGGGTCTCAAACGTCAAGCTGGTATCCAAGAGCAACGTAGTGCTTACGAACGAGCAGCTACTAGTCTTATCCGCCGTGGTGCTGATGAGCGTACAGTCCTTGGTACACTGGAGATGGACCCCCAAGGGTTGATGATGGTGTACTCTGACACTAAAGATGATAACAGAATTACAGGAAACAACCTTAACGATATGATGTCTATCGCTGCTGACTACCGTAGCGAGGCCTCTATGGAGGAAATCCTTGCTTCAATCCTACCTACTGCCCAAGCTATGCCTAATGATACAGACCCAGTGACATCTCGTCGTAGGTCTATTGGTTCGTGGCTTGGACTCAACGTTGATGAAGCTCTGTCTAACGAAGTATACAACCGACAGATTGTTGGAGGTATGACTGGTGACCAGATTATGGCTAGTCTGAACCTACCTATTCAGGCTCAAGGTTCTAACGAAGGTGGAGTGACTTACGACTTTACAGCTGCTGTTCCTGCTGAGCCTATGAGAGCTGCTGACTTCCGAGCGCACATGCAAACTGTTAACGATGATTATAACCTTGAAGGTATGATCCAGGAGTTGCAAGCTAGCAAAGTTCCTGGTTTAGAAGAAGGTGAACTACAGACTATCAACGCTCGGATTAAAGGTCTTGAAGAGGCTGATGATCTAAATGGGGTCCTACGTCTGAACGCTATTCTCGACCTAGGTATAGCTCCTGGTCCTAACACGACTATGCTTGCCGATACACTTGGGACACGACTCTTCGACCCTCTTCAAGGGTTCTCCTCTAGCTCTCTCTCAATACTCCTAGGAGCTCCAGAGGATACGTCTGACGGCGCTGTGAATGCCAGTGGTGTTCCTGGAGACCCAGTTGTTGATCCTAGTGGTGTGCCTGGAGACCCAGTTGTTGATCCTAGTGGTGTGCCTGGAGACCCAGTTGTTGATCCTAGTGGTGTGCCTGGAGACCCCGCAGGTTTACCTGATAAAGAAGTAGAAGCTCTACCCCTCGACACCCCTGCTATCCCTGTTACTGAGGGTAACATTGACCAATTTGTTGACAGCTACTTTGCTGCTCACCCAGGCTCGTTCGGCATCCATGTTTTGTTTGAAGGAGGTACACAGCCTGTCCTAGTTACACCAGACATGGCCGTAGAGAGTGAAACACCGGACCTAGAGTTTTATAAGTCTGTCATTCCTGACCAAACAGATTTCTTTGGTAGGGTAATAACCACCACACCTTTATCAACTTACGAAGCTAAAGCTCCGGTAGAACAAGACACCCCGGTTACCTTAGGTACAGATGCTAGTGGTATGCGTCCTCGTTCAAGACCCGGCCAGGAACCTCTTGCTGTCCTTGAAGAAGCAGTAAGCAGTATGCGTCCTCGTTTAAGACCAGATCAACTGGGCCAGACAGACCAAAGACCTGAGTCTGCTGTAGTGTCTGCTGTACTATCCGACATAGAGGAGATAAACAGTCCTGAGTTTGAGGAGGTATTCATTGCTCTTTTACGTGAAGAAGACTTAAACGTTAGAGATGAACTGATTACTTCTGCTGTAGGCACCCTTAGGACTCTAGAGACTGTACCTGAAAACATAGAGACTTTGCTTTTGCTCTTAGACACTCTTCGTCAACCAGTCAGACGTAATCCTTTAACAGGACCTGGTCGTGCTCCTACGCAGCCAACCATGTGGCAGGCACCTAACGAAGACAGGAATGACCCTGTTAGTATACCGGCGGATAAGAACTTTGATGATGACTTCAATAGAGTAGCTCCCACAGGCCCAGGGTCTGGACTTGACGAGTTGGTAAATATATACTATGATACCCTCGTAAACCAAGACGCAAGGGGTGGTCCTCCAAGCCCTGCTCGTTCTCTCGAAGGTTCGGGTGTAAACCAGTTAGTTAACAGCTACTACGACTTGCTTGTTAACGAGGACATACGACGAAACAGTTCAAATACAAGGTGAATAGATGTCAAGATTTAATGAGCTACGTCAACGGTCAATAGGTGTAACCCCTGTGTCTGAGACTGTAGGTAGACCTACTACTAGCCGCTTTAGTTCTCTTCGTGACCAGTCGATGGCAGGGGCTGTTACCCCTGTCGAACCACTCACTGTATCAAACATACTAGACGAAGACAAGTTTAGTAGAGCCGCTACTTATATGGAAGACCGCTCCGGTATGACCGAAGAGGACTACTCTCGTGAGGAAATAAGAGATGCTTATGTAAACACTATGCGTAAGTTTAACTCAGGAAACTCTATAGCTGTCATCAAAGAGATGGAACACCTTTACCGGGGCGAAGGTGACGAACTTGTTAACCGGAGAGCCACTGCTGCTTCTGCCTACGAACTGTGGGACTCCTTAGGTGGTGCTTTCAATAAGAACACTACTACTGGTGAAAAGCTTGATGCCGTTGGGGACTACGCTAGGTCTCTTATCCTGGACCCTGTTAACGCTGTGTCCCTAGGTTTCGGTAGAGCAGGTGGTGCTGCCGCTACCCGTGGAGCTACTCAAGCTTTAAAGGCAGTTGCCCGAGGCGCTGGTGAGGCTGCCTCTAGTGCTGCTTTAAGCAGGGGGGCTACCCGTAAGGTAGCTTCTCAGGCTGCTACTCAAGCGCAATCCCGTGTTATGACCCGAGGCTTCCAGGAGCTAGGAACTGAGGCTGGTCAAACAGCTGGTCGTCGTCGTGCCGTGGGGGATATCCTTGGTAGCTCTGCCTTAGACTCTGCTGCTGGTGTCGCTGCTGACGCAGGTATCCAGAGTGTAGACCGTATGGTTGGCCGTCAGGAGGGCTACAACGTCACTCAGGGTGCCATCTCTGCACTTGGTGGTGTGGTAGGGGGTGGACTACAAGGTGGTCTTCTACTGACCCGTGGGTGGGGTCCTACCAACACTGCTGGTACAAACATCTTGAGAGGCGAGGAGAAATTTGAAGAAGCTCTTAAACGTGTGGACGAAGCCGAGGGTGCTGCTGCTCGTGCAGCAGAGACACAAGAAGATGAAGTTATACAACAATCACTACGTAACTTTCTCACTCCTTTTGAGGACTTGGTTGCTGCTGGCCGTGGGGTTGATGCAGAAGGTATCTCCCCTGTTGAGTTTGCAAAGTTCTACGGAGGACTGAAGAGTTTCTTTAACGACGCTGGTATTCCTATCGACTCTCTAAACGCTAGGCTAGGTCAGCGTAGGGCTGGGTGGTACAACGATGTTATTAAAGATGAGAACTTTCCTTCTGAGTGGAGAGGGCAGATTGAGACTCTAGTCGATGGTGTCTTCCAGAATGCTGACGGTAAGGTTTTAGACCTTGACGAGATTATGGCAAAAGGAGCTGAGGTAGCTAGTGTATCTGGTTCTGTCCTTGGTAGCCTTGGAGCTGCTAAGAGGTCAAGAGCCTTTATACCTGATGGTACTCCTGATGACGAAGTAGTTGCAGCAGCTGTTAGGAGCATGACGACCAGTAAAGAGCTAGACGGACCTAGTGGTTTTAAACAATGGTCCCGTAACTTCCAGAATGGTTTTATTCGTATGCTGGTTACCCACCCAGCTACTACAAAGCTTAACGTTGTGGGTTGGGCCCATGCAAGTACGATGCAGTCTACTGTGGACATGATCAAGGGCACTCTCTACGGGGGTTACTCTGTCTTAAGGTATGCAGGTGGTGATGCCATCGGTGCTGCTGAGTATCGTCGTCTTGCTGGTAATACCTTTAAAGCTCAGGTCAACAAGTTGAGAAACCTAGTTAACCCGCAAGGCACTATGGAGGAGACTGTAGACTATCTTACCCACCGTCCGGAGGCGCAGAAGGCTATGTTTAGCTACCTGTCTGGGGGTATTGATAACGGAGACATGGTGACTAAACTTAACCGTATCATTGATGATGCTCCTGACACACGGACAGGTGTTACTAAGGCTATGGACACTATGCAGGTTATGTACGGTGTTACTGCTCAGGATATGTTAACTAAGTCACAGGAGTTTATGTACGCCCTGGACATGAACATCCGTAATAAGTATAATATGTCGTACAATGAGTTTATGCAACGGCCCGATATCTTCACTCTCCTTAAGGACCCACAGAAGGGTGCAAGCTACCAGGAGTTTATGGAGATTGAAGCCCTCGCTGTTGAGCAAGCTCTGGGTAACGTCTTTGCACGGAAGTACGGCAAACGTAACTCCGGTACAAACCTTGAGTTCGTAGCTAACGTTCTAGAGGAAGCCCGTAACGTTCCTGTCCTCGGTGCTCTGATCCCCTTTGGTCAGTTCTTCAACAACTCTATGGTCTTCATGGCAGATCACACAGGTATCTCTCTGGCTTTAAAATCCTACACAAAAACTAGTAAGTCAAGGATGGAGTTACTTAGCAGGGCTGCTGCTGGTTATAGTCTTATAGCTGTGGCTACACTGAAGGAGATGGAGAACCTTGAGGATGGTCTTGCTTGGCATGAGGAACGTAACTCTGATGGTAGGATAGTCTCTCGTCTACATGACTTCCCTCTGTCTTTCTGGAAGATAATCGGGCGCATGGGTGCGCACCTAACGCGACCTGGAGACGGGGTGATACCTGCCCCTCTTGCTACAGAGTTTCTTGCCAAGTTCACACTTCCCTCTGTTACACGGGGACTAGGTGATGCAGCTGGCGGTGTACAGGAGTTGTTTACAGACGTAATTTCTGGCGAGGCTGAGCTTATTGATGCAGTCACTGTCTCCTTATCATCCACTGTGGGCATGTACTCTTCAGGTGGTACTCGTTTCCTCGATCCACTCAACACCGCTTTGGCGTTCTCTGAAGGAGAGGACTACGTTGCTCCTTCCAGGAACATCGGTAACAAACATCTGAACAACGCTCTACGTTACACTGACCAGATTGTCGACAGTATAGTGGGCTTAGAAAACATCCCTGGTGTAGGTGAGGACATAGCTAAAGCCTACAACACACAGAACTACGACGCTATTAACGGTAGAAACATAGGGGTTAACGCCGGTCGTATCTTTGGTTCACGAGAGGTGGTTCCTACTTCGTCTATCGGTCGCCTCTACAACGACATAGGTAAACCCCAATGGCAGGTAGACCTTCCAAGGGACAACCCTGAGATGCTGGAGATTTATGAGCAACACCTATTCCCTCTGTTAGAGTACCACGCTGATACTGTGCTAGAGAATGGTAGGTGGGAAGCTATGGGTCTTGCTGGCAAGGAGGCGATGTTGAGAGAGATTATGACAAGAGCTAGGAAGGACATCAAAGATTCTTTTGCAGCTGTACCTTCTGGTCCAAGAGCAGAAGCAAACCTCATCATCAACATTAACAACCTCAAGGGCTCTGGGCGTCAAGCCTTTGAACAGATGATGGATGTCTTTGAGACAAGTGAAGCAGACCTAGGGGACCTGAGTATACCTCAGCTACAACTCCTCTACGACAGCATTAAAGATGTACAAGATGTCCACAGGGATACGCGAGACTCTGCCTTAGAGAGGTAGACAAACAAAGAGGGGGAACTTTTCGGCTCCCCCTCAGTACTACTCTTCAATCATGAGGTCTGCCATACGGTAGGCCTCTTTTTTTATGTCCTCTAGGGTCATCTCCCCAAAGTTCTTATCGAAGAGGATACTAGCAAACTGTCCTGCAAAGTAGTCTCTATTGGTAAGAGCCTTCGGTCTGCCCTTGGGAGCGAGCCTCTCGGGCTTTGACGTTGTCAAGCTTTCGGAAGTAAGCTTTGCTGTAGCCATGTTCGTAATTCCTTTTGTCTTCTGTCCCATCTACAAAGAGAGAGTAGTCATACTTGTTCTCTGTGAAATGCTTGATACCTAGCTTGAATGTGTTCACGCTCCAGTTCCAATCACAATGCAACCTGAGTCATCAACGTAGTGTTGGTCACGCAGGCTAGTACTAAGGAGAAAGTTTTCTCGGCTCTCCTCACACTCAGCTACTGTAGAGAACGGCATGGGGAAGACACGGCAACCCTCGATTGCTCCAGGGTCTAGCGGCCCCATACCGCAGATTAAGATATACCCGAGTACCATTAGTTCATCCCTTCAAACTTACCGACGGTAGGGTCACTAACACCGTGCTCGTCCATGTCGATACCTCTAGTAAGGTGCTCGTAGATTTCATCTATAGACCCAAGCAGGTCCTGTGCGGTTTCAAACACTTGGTTAGAACCTGCCAGTGAAGTAAAGATTTCAAACTTAATCAAGAATGTATTCATGTTGTCGTTTCCTTTTGTTTTACTACAGTAATAGTAAGCTACTCGCTACCCAGTGTCAAGGGTTTATCATCGTGGTAGAACCTGTTGTTCCACTTCTCCAGTAGGTCTGCCATAAACTCATGGCTCATTTCAAAGTCACACCCAGGACAGAGCACTGTGTAGCCAAGGACGTAGTCGTCACGTACGTCTTTAGTTTCAGCTAGTACTACGTTGTCTATGCCGTCTGGTTGAGGCCCACAGAAGGGGCAACACTCTAGGTAGAACTCATCTTCCATCAGACTTCCTCACGGTACTTTGGGTGTGTTACAGCAGACTCCAGCATCTGTATTGCAATCTCACGGTCGTAGTACTGTGAGGACGAAACACGGGGAACCTCAATAAGTATTCCGCTTGGGATGTGTATCACACGTATAACCGTATCCACACCACCAATACCCATTCCTATCCTCTGGTCAATAACACGGGTATGTATCTCCTCAGGTTTAAACATTATACACCTTCCTTGATAAACGTTTCTACCCACATCTTAGTCATGTTACTCCGCACGATATCACCAACACTGAACTCAATGATGGGGATAGGCATGTCGTACTTGTTGATAAGAGCAAGTACCTTAGTAAGCCCATCGCCCTCCCTAAGGTCAGACTGCATGATGTCACCGTTGAGCACCAGCTTGGAGCCTTCACCTACACGGGTGAGTAACATCTTAAGTTCATGGAAGGTAATGTTCTGGGCTTCGTCACAGATGATAAAGGCATTCTCAAAGGAACGGCCACGCATCAAGGCCATAGGTGCAACCTCTAGGTTGCCGTTCTTCATGCCTGTGTCAACTGTACCTTTCCCTAGGTGCTTGTCCAGTACATCTAAGACTGGCAGAGCCCAAGGCTCACACTTCTCCCTAAGGTCGCCAGGCAGGAACCCAAGCTTTTCACCCACAGCTACGTGAGGACGTGTGATGACTATCTTGTTGATCTGCTTAGAATGGTAGAGAGAGGCAGCAATGGATGACACAACAAAGGTCTTACCTGTACCACTAGGCCCGAAGACTACCACTTGGTCTGCCGCTAGGAGAGCCTTGATGTATTCTCCTTGCTTCTCAGTCTTAGGTAGGATACTAATGGTCTTCTTGTTTGCGTCATGTTTAGTTACAACACGAGTAGTCTTTGGCTTTGCTTTTTGCTGTGCCATTACTTGTAAATCTCCTTTAGTGTTTCGTTGGCCCACTCTAGGTACTGTTGTGCCTTAGCCATGTCCTCTGTGGGGTTACCTTTGTACATCGCTCGGTGGTTGTACTTAATGAGGTTGCCACGGCAGTATGCTACGAATCCCTCCGGACCAAGGACTTGCTTGATATAGGTAATACACTCGATGCCGTCCCCTTGGTTGTAGTGAGAAGGTTTACTTACTGGGTTGTACTTACTCATTGTGTAAACTCCTTCTTGCTTTTCAATAAGAACCCTATAGGTTCCTTCTTAGTCTCTAGCCTAAAGTACTCTCCGTCACTTCGTAAAACTTTAGTTTCCCTAACGTCATCAGATTCAAACACTGTGACAGACTTAGGTTCGTAGGCATACCAGCTCATTGCGTAAGACTCCCCCAGCTTACAGGGAACAATGGTTCGACAATAGCCTTGATCTGCTCCGCTACCTGTGCTGTCTCTGCTTGGCTGTCGCCCCATGAACGAGTGTTGTACAACGATGCCCAAGCATAGAGATTACCTGACCATACAAACTCTGTGTACATTGACTGAGGGAGGACCATACGGGCTTGCTCAGGGGCTACCATCTTTAATAACAGCATTTCGTACATTTCTTTACATAAGCCATACCCGTCTTCTGGTGTAAAGTAAGGGCCGTCTTCTAACTCAAGAATCCCTTCGACAACGCCAGAAGACCCCTGCTTCTTGTCAGCACTACGTCCTCGCCATACCTCAGGAGTATAGAACTCTGGGTCACTGTCTACGTAACGACGAGACACTTCAGACCAAGGATTAAACCCTGCTGTGTGTTTCTGCAGTTGACGAGCAACAAAGAGTGGAACCTTGAAGTGTAACTTGATCTGACCACCGTTAGCGAATGGTACCCAGTGACAAGGCATACGCTTAACGTGGTTGAGCAGTTTACGCAGTTCTCTGTCTAACTCCCTGCACTCTCCTTTTGTAACAGGGTAACACGCAAAGTCATCAAAGCTCTGCCGTTCCCCGCAGGTTGTGATCTCCTCGACAAGCTCCTCCCAGTCCTTAGTGGTACAACCACGAGCTAGGAACTTGATGAGGTGTGTGTCTCTCTTGCCTAGCTTTGGGTCGGTAAGATCAACACCAGCATCATTCTGGTTATATTCCCAGTCACTTTCGCTAGAGAAGCTTACTCGTGCTGCGTTAACACAGGCCAAATCACTGCCCATATGCTCAAGGTATTTAACTTCCATCTCTTACGTCCTTCATCCAGGTTAACATTCTTTCATGTACTTCTATTGAGCTATTGCTTTTAATACGGTTAGCCTTGCGGGATAGCCAATTTACATTGCCCTGTACATACCCTAGTTCAGGTAGATACCTGTCTAGTTCTGCCGCAAGCTCATCTTTTCTGTCTGTGTACAGGCTTAAAGGGAGGTCTAGAACAGGGCACCTGCCTGTCCAGATACTCTCAAGGTATTCTGATGTTAAGTCAAAAGGAACGTCTAGACTTCCCGCCCTTGTTTTAGCCCTCGTACACCTGTGTTTAAAGGGTTTAGTTGTTCTGTGGCTTTCGTACCTTGCTCTTTGTGCGTCAGCAGCGCACACTTTACAGTACGGGCGTAACCTACCAGACCTATCGTTTCTAGCGGGGAACTCTTCTTTTGGTTTATCTACCTTGCAACCCTGACAAATCATATTACTTCTCCTTCTGATGGTCTAGTTATAACATAGACTACCTAGTAAGTCAGACCCCATGTGATCCTTGTAAGTTACTTTCATCGTGTATTCCTCGATGTAGTTTCAATTAGGCGAGCAGTTTTTACACATGCTCAGGTGTCACACCTTGGTTTAAACACTCGTCAAAGGAGACAGAGCAAGGCGTTAGCCTAGTGATCTCCTCCGGGTTATTCCAGAGGCTAGGTATACCGTAATAGTAAAGTACTTAGAGGGCTACGTCAAGTCCACAATCTCGCATGTGCCGCCAGAACATGCAAAAGTACTGGAACCTTTGGTAGTGTCTTCCAGTTCGTAGTCTGTTAGCTTAGTCCAGTCGATAGACTTAGGCATGAGAGCTAATGCTTCCTCGTAGGTTGCCTTGTCAATCTCCTGGTATGGAGCTTGCTGGTATGTGTGATCAGAGTGAGGTAAGAAGGATACACCTGACATCTCATCAAAGTGTTTGTACACAAAGGCACCTACTTCCATCCACTCCTCATCACGAACAGTGACAGTGATAGAGGGTTTGTGCTCACACCAGTGACGTTGGTAAGCAAGCCATGTCTCCATCTGTTCTACGGCAGTGAGGTCATCACGAGTGACGCACTTGTTAGGAGACTTAACAGGGAAGCTAAAGACTGACGTAGTGTCAGGCTTCATAACACAGGGTTCCATTGGGATACCTGCATCAGCCATGAACTGTGTCAGAGGGTCTTTGTTATCGCCTCGGACGGTACGGATATAATACTCGCTGTGGCGAGGATGGATACCTGAAGCACTATCCACAAGCTGAGATACCGTGCCCGATGGTTTGACGCAGGTGATCGCAGTACTTTGAGGAACACCCAGGATAACAGACCATTCAGCGTTAGTAGTAACAGCGACACTACGAAGATGCTCAAGAGTCTTCTCCAGTCCTTTGTTCTTCAGGGTCATCAACGGGTTGTCCATGATCCCTGTTAGCGATACACCAAGCAGTCGTTCTTCCTTGGTGTTAGCCTCCCACTCAGCACCCAAGTAGGGGAAGCTAGTGTAGGTAGACTGGACAGTACCAAGGATAGTAGCTAGACGTACCTTACGTTCGATGTCGTCAATGCTATCTGTTGCACGAATGACACACTCCGTCAGATTGCAAAATTGTCGTGGGCGAAGGATAATCTCAGAGCAAGGGTTGGTACCAAACTCCCAGTTAGGGTCACGTCGTCCATTCTTAGCTGCCTGAGCCTTACTAGCCACACGGTTAAATACACCACGCTCACCAGACTTACTCTCGATTAGGGAAGACCACTCACGAATGTATGTCTCCATGTCAGGCTTCTCAGTGTAGCACACAGAGTTGTTAGCCAGAGCACGGTGACCTGAGGTCTCCCACCAGCTACCTGACTTAGCGTGACGCATACGGTCATCAGACAGGTTAGACAGAGAGATCATTGCAGAGCGACGAACACCCCCGACTACTACCACTTCACCAATCTTACACATGATGTCGTGACACTCAATAGAGGAGAGCTTACGGCCTTGTGCCCCCTTGAATACAGCAGTGACAAAGTTGAAGAGCTCAACCAAAGGAGCAGGTCCAGAGGCACGACCACCAAAGGTCTTAAGCTTAGCACCAGCAGGGCGTACGTTGGATACATCCCAGGTGGGTAGAACACCTTCGTACAGAGCCTTGATAACTTTACGGAGAGCTTTGGCCCAGCCTTCCTTACTGTCAGCCACAACGATAGTCGCTGAGCTCTGAGTAAACTCACTAGGTACAGTAGGAAGCTTGGAGACATACTGTCGTTCAACTGAGAACCCTACACCTGTGCCACAGAGGAGGATAAACATAGCCTTGTCGAAGTCTGTTGGCTTCTCTACTGGTGTATACGCGCAGTTATACAGACAGGTGTTGTCACGCTCCATAGCACCACCTGCTGTCATCAAACCACGCATACTGGGCATCACTTCGAGAGACAGGATAGCCTGCTCTAGTTGATGTGTTGTTGGATGATCAAACCCATCTGGAATTACGTTAGTAATGTAACGGGATACTGTCTCTCCCCATGTCTCTCGTCGTTGTTTATCTTCTAGCCACCGACTGTAGCGAGATGTGGCAATGAATGTTTGATAATCTGTTGGTAGGTAGTTACTCATATACTATACTTCCTTTTCGTCTAGTTTATCTAGAAACTGTTTGTAATCTTTTGTTGACAGCATGTACTCCAGGACTACTAATACTGCTAGACACTCCTTAGTCTCCTCGAAGTAGTGTGCTAGTCGGTAGATATCTTTTAATCCCTCCACTGTGATAGCGTCTAGTGCATCTATGTCAATACTAACCTTAGACATATCCTCAGTTCTCATACTAAGTCCCCTAGGTATACTCGAGGATACTCTGGGTTCTTAATAATCTTACCATCTTCTCTACGTAAGATCGTACCGTCAGGCTGATACATACGTCCCATGTTATTCTTGTGTACTAGGGCTACTGCTTCATCTAACTTGTAACCCATCTCCCGAGCACGAGCATAACAAACGTACACCAAGTCAGAGAGTTCTTTTAGTTCTGCCTTAGGGTTGTGGTCCCTTACGTTTACTTCGTCCCGCCACTCTCCATACTCCTCTTGAATAGCAGTAGCATAACGTCCCTTGAGTATCGGTTGGTTAGCAGCAGTAGCATACTCTTCAACCATGTCGGCAATGGTGGGGGGTAGGAATGTCATCTGTGTCATGTTGTTTCTCCTGTGATTTTGTGTACAAGTTTCCATACAGAGGATAACCTGTTGTGTCCTTTGACTGCACCCCTAGTCTCTGACGGGGGGATACCTAGGTGTGCTGCTCCAAACTCTGTGTTGGTAAAAGTGTAGTCAGATGTATCCTCTAGGTTGGAAACATTGTGTGCAACAGACTCTGCTACGAGTATCCTGCTCTTTTTACTTCCAACGTATACTTCAACCCATAGGCTCAAGTCTTCTCCAGTTCGATGTAGGTTAACTTGATGTCATCAATCTCGTAGAACGCTGTCTTGATGGTGTCCATCAGCACCTCTAGGGTAGACTGTTCGTCACACTCTAGGAAGTTAGCATCAGGATCAATCGTTAGATTTAGGTTTACTTCAATGTTCATGAGTACTCTTTCTTTAAAGCTTTCATCGAGACCCACTGTGGGTCATACATACCGTCTTCTACTTCCCGCTTAACCATGACACCTTTAGCCCACATACTGTTCGACTGACCAGCCCAGGATTCTTCTTTCCCTTTGTAGCAGCCGACGACAGAAGCAATAATCCCCGAAGAACGAACACCATCCTTAAAGTACATAGACCTAAGGTGACTATGACCACAGGTAGAAGAAACATTTCTAGCCTGGAGGAGTCCATAAGCGTGGTGAATACCAGACAAAGCACGGCCAGAGTTACCAGAAGCAAAGTAGTGAGCGTAGTCCACACCATCGTAATTAGCGATAGCGGGGGCAGAGTTTGCGTACCGGTGGTACTCGTTGAAGTACTTGTCTGTTTGAAGATGGCTAAAGGAAATCCCGTACTTTGATCCCTCAAGACGTGGGTCAGAGGAGAGAGCCGTTTCGATTCGATGCTCATGGTTTCCCTCAAAGCCAATCCATGTGGGTTTCCCTTTGCGGTGGTAGCGGTATTGGTGTCGGAGTCTTTCTTGGGAGTCGTTGTAGACATCAATATCCGCCTCGTAATTCTGGGCTATAATAGCCGTGGGTTTTCCTTTGTCATACATGTTTAAACTGCGCATGTCTGCACCGTCACCTAAGTCGATAACCATGTCAGGCTTGAGGTCGTAGATAAACTTACCCAACCAATCAAAGCGTTCGTTACTTGCACTAGGGTCAGCATGTGCGCAGCTGAATACAAGCGTGACTTTACTTTTACTCATCGTGTTCTCCTACTATGCGCCATCCCTCTAGGGACAGGTAGTAGTCCAGAGATACAACAGCGAGTGGTTTCTTTCTATCTCCTCGGATAACAAGGAGTGGTTCGTATGAACCAGAGGCTTTCTCTGCCTGTTCGTAAGGACCGTAGACCGCAAACTTAGCGTAGCTCTTACACTCGATGCTAACTGGCATGTACTTACGGGCAGCAGGGGAAAGCTGTACGTCTTCTCCTCCTTGCCCCATACCAGTAGACTTAACGTCATCCTCTACTATACCCCGAGGAGTAAGCAGAGCTATGAGCTTATCTCGTACAAGCTTTTGAAGTTTTCGTCCCTTGGCCTTGGCACTAGACGTTGTTATTCTAGTCATACGTATCTCCCCAGCTAACTCCTTCACAAGCGCACTCAGAAAGTTCGTGAGCAGAGCAAATACAGGTTGGAGTAAAAGACTCACCATCGTAGTAAAAACCTCTAGACCCACCGGATGTACTGTGCATAACAATTAGCTCTTGCTTACTGTCGTCTACAGTTATAGAAGCCCATCCGTACCTAGGGTCTTGGTCGTACTGGTACTCTACTTTCATCACCAAATCTCCTTGTCAATCTCTGGCACCTGTGGTTCTTTACCTACGTAAGTAAGGTGTGATGGCCCACCTGAGTACATGAAAGTACGTAGACCAGGGTAGCACTTCTTCTTACGGAAGCAGTAAGTACACAGCGTTGACAACTTCATATTAGGTGAAGTCTTTGACTGTGGGATAGGTGCAGCAACGTCAGGGATGGGTGGCATAGGGCCACGTACCATGTCCTTCTTGTGCTGTACCTCTGCCTCCTTGTGAGGTAGACGAGTAGTGAAGTCGTGTACGTCGAGACACAACTCGAAGCGGTTCTTCTTGATGACAAGAAAAGCTGCCTTGTTCTTCTCGGTAACCAGTGGATCGTCTTGACCAGCGTAGAGGTAGGAGCTGAGCTGACTGCAGTAACCGAAGGGATCGTTAGAGGCTAGGTCTCCGCGCTTAAACTTCTCGAAGGAGAAGTCACTAGCAGACTTAACGTCAACAAGCCACCCGTCAATAACACAGTCACGGTGACCCTTGATACCGTTAACGTAGAGAACATCTTGCTCTCCTTGTACGTCGTGGCCTGCTGCCTTAGCAAGGGCAATCACTAGGGCTTCCAGTAGATCACCATAGAAGAACGTACCCTTGAGTTCAGCGTTGATTACTTCCTGTTGGTCAGGCTCGTTTACCTTGGACCACAGCTGGCGTTCGCAGGGTTTGCCGATACCGGAGAGACTAAGGGTATCCCTAGGCTTCTCCGGTACACCACCGAAACGTTCACTAGCTACCTCAGAGATTGTATCTGCAAGGTACTTAGTGATCGTCTCGTCCCACCCCCCTTCCCCGTCAACCACCTTCATGATATCAGGGATAAGTGTTGAGATATCTTTAGACATCCTCAGTGACCACCTCTGCGTCTTCAACTTGGTTAGCCACAGTAGTGAGCCACGCAGGGTTAATATCACGGGTAGACAATCGCTCTAGCTCCGCAGGCTTAAGCATGAAGGACAAGGTCTCATTGAGGGAGTCATAGAAGGGGATGTGAGCAGGGTCGTTACCTGCCTCGATATCCTCCAGTACCGTGATAAGGCGTAGTGTTACAGTGGTGTCTAGTTGCATCATCATCTGTGCTGCATAGCTTGGTTTATTAGTCATTAGTATGGTTCCCTAATTGTGTATGAGTTGAGGTTACGAATGACATCCATTGAGACACCGTTAACCTGTGTGTTGATAGCAAACTCAGAGCCTACCTGTTGGTCAGGGTTCTGGAGTTGGACTTGGAAGACAGCGTTTAACGCCGCCCCCATTAGTTCTGGACCGCAGTCTAGGATTATTTTCTCCATTAGAACGGCAGCTTGGCAACACCAGAGTCACCTTCCATAGGTGGTAACTCGATGTGTTCAATAACTCGAACACCTTCCATGCGAGTACCTTTACCAAGCTTAGTGTCGTACACTGTGTATGCAATCTCAAGTGTAGAACCGTTGCCAATCAAGGTACCGTCCCATGCTTGCTTGTCTGCATCAACAACCTGAGGTGGACCACCAAAGGCAGGGATAGTGGGGTGAGTATGCTTACGTTTGAACTTGATGGACATACCTTCATCGGTAGTTTTAGGTGTAGTACGAGCACCAGTAGATACGAAACTATCAAGCTCTTCCTTGTCAACGATGAGGTCTACAACGTAGGCACCCCCTGGTCCGTGGAAGTCTTCGTTCTTGTCTTTGTTATGAGCGAATACTTTTGCCCACATTGCTGTGCCTGTGATGTATTGAGTAGTGGATGCCATGTGTTAATCCTTATAGCTATCTTTGTTTCCATACGTTAATAGTAAGTTAGTCTTGGGGTTGTGTCAAGTATAAAGCTTTGCATTCTGATAAAACCCTACTAGCTCTGAGGTATTCCTTGTGTAGCTCTTCGTAGCCCTCAAAGTAGGGGACATCAATAGCGTCATAAGCTTTGTCCCAGTCTAGCCTAGCTTTTTGTAGTCTATCCTCGTGTGTCACCTTGTTCTCCTTAGTGTGTTAAGAGTTCCATTTGCCCTTACGGTTTGCAAAGGTATCCTTCATGTAGGTGCGTGTGTCATGAAAGTAAACGATAACTCCTTCTGGGATGTAACCTGCAGAACCAGCACAAGACCAAAGGGTACTCATGCAGTCCTCTATAATCTCCTTAGAGTACACACCTTGGTACAAGATACCAACCTGTTGGACACACTCAGGTAGAGACTCGTGTGGTCTGAATGTGTTGAACAAGTAGAACGTCTTGTTCTCCAACATATGAGGATTCTTCTGGATACCAGGACCAGCCCACTCACCATAGTGATACCCGTCACCAAGGCTCTCTAGTCCCTCCTTGTTCTGCATAACCCAGGAGGCAAACCCCATGTTATCATCACCAGGTTTAATCAAACGGTTACGTGATTGAATACCTACAAGTTCTCCGTCTTGCACAATAACACAAGCGTTTGTACCGTCAATCTTTTCAGTAATAGTGATGATGTTACCTTTGTCCCTCGGTATCTTAGGCCAAGACTTAAATTCTACACCGCTATCTTCATAGTTAAATTCCATTGTGTTCTCCTTAGTGTGTGTGTTTCTCTAGGTAGTCTATAGCTTTCTGCAGTCCTTCAACTGTGTCTCCAAGGCTGCCAATACTCTTGTTACACATACGACATAACAAACCTCTTACTTCTTTAGTAGAGTGACAGTGATCAACGCAGAGGTAGGTCTCTTTATTAGGCTCACCACAACATCCGCATAGTCCTTCCTGTTTTTTGTACATCCTATCGTAGTCCTCAAGGGTGATGCCATACTTAGTTTTTAACCATGACTTTCTCTGTTGTGTTACAAAGCTGGGGTTTGCCTTGTTCTTAGCTACGTGACACACTTTACAGTCTGTGGCGTAACCATCCTTAGCAGATTTTTTCCTAAAGAAGAAGTCAAAGGTTGCTGGTTTATACTTCTTACAATGCTTACACCGTTTATCAGTGGGTTTCAAGCCAAGACCTCCCTATACGTGTCTCACCAGACATGGGGCAAAACAATCCGAGTTCTTCTCCTGTAGCTACAAGAGATTTACACTGCAGGTAACCTACTCTTTCTGCCTCTTCATACGTCCCACAAACTTCTGTTTGAAATTCATCGTGAACAAGATTGACTTGCTTGAAGTTCAAGCCATCCTCTGTGCACCACTTGTCCCATAGCCAGTTGGCTCTCTTCATGATTACAGCCTCTCCATTCTGCAGATAACCTGCTAACATTAAGTACTCTGAGGGACAGATAACTTTTCTACCGTCGAAACCTTCAAAGAAACCTCGGGCTGCATCCCTACGGATAAGTCCTGATTTAAGTTTCCCAAGTCCCTTGGTACGGTCAACGAAAGAATCCACCGCCCCCTTCGCCTGTCGTGTTGTACAGCCCAAGATTCTAGCGACCTTGCCGTTTCCTGCTCCGAGTAGCCAAGCATCGTTTTTATTCAACTGAGTTCGTTAAGCTCAGCCCGTTCTCTTATGAACTGCTACACGTCGCCGCATAGACTAGACTATATCATCATCCTGCTTACAGCAGGAGCCTCGCGCTTCCACCCACTTGGGTGTACTCTACTAACTTCCATCTTTCGATGTGCTTTCGATAGTCGTTGCACCTTCTAAGTAATCAATAGCTTTTTGTTTACTTAGCTTGGCTCAGGATTACCTACTAGAGGCCTCCCCTGAGTTCACGAGGTTTTAATCGAAGGGTTACCCCTAAGTTATCCTAGCTTTAAGATAAAAGTTTTGGCGTGGTCCCGAGTAAGGTGCTCAAGTCCGAGTGCTGCACGGTTAACGTTGTGGATATCTGTTCCATCTTCTTTCCTCCCTTCAGTGATAGCCTTAACGTACTCGTCGTTCTTTAGGTAGTGAGCTAGGATACGTAGCTGGATAGACTCAGCGTCTGTACCTACTAGCCAGTTGCCTTCGTCCACTGTAAACATAGCACGTAGTTGACCGTCGAACCTCTCCTTAACAAGGTCAACAGCAGTGACTACTTCCCCCTGAAATGGTGAGGAGATATTAGCTAGGTTAGGAGACGAGTGGGACATACGGTGGGTCCATGCCCCGATATGCCAGAAGTTAGTGCGGATACGTCCGTCCCTCTCACACTCCCTGATACGCTCCTCTAGTGGCTTTAGTCTACCGTTGAGGCACAACCACTCAGCAAGGTCACGAGCACCCTGAGGGGCTGTGCTTGGGAGTGTCTCAAGGTTCTCATCGCTTACCGTCCAGCCGTAGTGTTCGAACTCTTCCTTCTTAGCGTCATACGTCTCCTGAGTAAGGACTTTCTTACCCCACTTGTCACCTACTGCACCCCGTTGAGAGAACTTATAGTGTGCCTTAGACTTCTCAGTAGGGCTCCACCCTGCATCCCAGAGTTTATCGATACGATCCAGGTGTGACCCAGGGTTAAACGATACCCAATCGAAACACACCAGCTCATCACCGTCGATCACAGTCTTAGGGAAGTTATCCATAGCGTTAGCTGTGGTAGCGTAGAGCTCACCGTCTGCCTTAGTACGGTACTGGATACGGTGAACCTCCTTAAGCTCAGGTGGGAAAGCACGTTGCATCCCTGCGCTAAGTTCGTCAAGTCTGTCTTGTATCTGAGGTAGGACTTCGTTAGCTAACTGAAGGTTGAACTTGAAACCATTGTCGTGCATCTTCTTACACAACATAGCCATCCGGTGCTCAGTCTCCATAGACATAGCCCAAGCAGGGTCGTCGATATACTTCTTGTACTTATTGTATATCTTTGTGCCTAGGTCTACGTCATCCTTACAGTAGGACAACATCTCTGGTGTGTACTTCTCCCAGTCATTGAAGACTGTCTTAGGCTGCCCAAGGGAGATACCGATCTCATCTAGTCCGTGACCGTTGTACCCCATGTAGTTAACAAGGCGGGACACAACAAAAGTATCACAGATTTTAAAGGGATCAATCACGGTGGACCCGAGTAGTTTGTTTATCACGGGACCATCATAGCTTATACCGTTGTGGAATACCCAGCGGTCTACTGTCTTTGCGTAGTCAATGAAGGTTTCATACCCTGAGTTGAAGTCCCACGTTTTGTAGGACTTAGCTCCAAGTTCTTTATTGACCACACACCACAGGTTGTCAGGGTCTAGCCCATCTGTTTCGCAATCCGAGACTACTACTAGGGTCATGTCCTACTCCTTTACAAAACCTATTTCTTGTTTACACGTGGTGGGGTTCCAGTAAACAGTCATCGTTGAGAGGTCGCCCACTTTATACCCAAAGCATTTTACTTTACGAATGTTTAGGTAGGCGGTTAAGCTGGGTGGTTTCTGTGGGTAGTTGTCCATTAGAACTCCTTCTCTGATAGCATGTTTAAAGCCTCTTTGTTAAACCCCAGTTCTAAGGCGGCTTCGTTATACCTTAGAGCTGCTTTTTTATCGCTGTCGTAGGCACCTAAGTATAGGAGTTTACCTTCATACCTTACCTGGGCTATCCACTTAGACATACTTTTATGATAAGAAACTCCTCGGTACTTCGAGTACCCTCCTCTGGGCTTGCAGTAAGACCTTTGGTTTAAACCCGGCGACACCACTCTTAGATTTTCTACTCTGTTGTCATCCTTTACACCGTTTATGTGATCAATCTGGTCACTTGGCCATTCGCTGTACCTCAAGTACCACACTACTCTGTGTGTGTAAAACTGCGTACCTTTAATCTTAACAGACCTGTAACCCTTTCTATACGTACCTGCTTCAGAACCTACAGTTGCGTTGTGCACTGGGGATACTTTCCAGTAAAGCTTGCCATCCTCCTCTAACCTAAAGTTTTTAATCATCAGCAAGAGTTGTTTTTCCGAAGGTACACTTTCTTTACACATTCTAAAATTCCTTTTCTGAAAGTGTGAAAGATTCGGGGTGAAATTCTAGCATACCTCCGAAGCCTGTTGGCCCGACGGGTCGGTTCTTATCTACAAGAAGCTGTGTTGTGTTCTTAGTCTCCTCATCAGCGGCAAGCTTATCACGGCTTAACTTGATGACAACACTGGCTCGCTTACCAATCATACGGCAGTCACGTATCTGCCCATCGTCATTCTCGTGAGCAATAGACACGATACCTACCCCTAGCTCAGTGGCAAGACGGGCAAGCTTAGTAGACAGCTCACTGAGCCATCCCTCGATACTTGATTCACTCTGCCGTGAGTAGGCTAGGTCTTGGATAGGTTCAAAGAACACGTACCGACAGCCACACACCTCAGCAAAGTACCTGATCTGTTCGAGGATAGACATAGGGTCATCGTCTACACTTAGGGTAAACTGATAGAAGTTTTCACGATCAGTAAACTCTTTGATAGCCTGTAGCACTTCGTCCTCTGAGGTACCCTTGTAACTCGGGAGGTATACAATCTCCTCGTCACCCCTATCGTTAGTGATTGTCTCTGTGTCCTGTAGTGTCACATCTTTGTTTAAGAAATATGATGCAAGACCTAGGAGACTACGCTTCTTTGTTTCCTCAAGGTGCATGATAGCGATAGGAATAGTAGGGTGGTTAGCCAAGAGGTTATACTCCAGCTTACGCATAAGCTCTGTGTTATGCGTCACAGTATAGGCCTCACCACAGAGGAACAAGTGATCCTCATTGTCAACTGTCAAGCAACGTGAAGGTACTGATTCCACAGGTACAATGCTTCGGATAGTCTTGTGTGTTGCTCGTCGTGTCTTACAGTAGACAACCTTATCCTGTTTACGGGGATACTTAAAGATGGGTCGATCACCGTGAGCTAAGAACCAAACAGTGTATGCTATCTTCTTAGGGACACCGTACAGTTTACTCTGCTTAGAACGTACTCGACACTTGTAGCCAAGACTACGGGCAAGCTCAAGGAAGTCATCCCGTAGCTGGGCACTTGAAGTATAGAACTCACAACCAGAACCCTGTGTGCCCCCGTCGCTATCCATCATACCGTGCAATAGACGGGTACGTTGTTCAATAGAACCCCGAAGGTAGTCCTCTGGGATATGTTTATTCTTTAAGACTCCTTCAGACACAAGGTCTTTATGGCTTAGTGTATTCAAGTAGTAAGTCACACCTGCTGGATACTCTACACATCTTTCAACATCAGTAAGAGTCTCAAAGACTTCTCGGTCAGTGTACCCCACTGTAATACCACGGCTGCAGGAGTTTCCATCCCCAAGCCAAAGTCCAAATGAGTAAGGATCGAGGACTAGATCAGCAGTAGGCAGGACAAGAGGTTGACAGATAGGGACAGAGTACAATGCTACACCGTCTCCACGGGTTACGCCTTCCTCAATAATCTCGTCAGTAGTCTTAACCTTATACTTGCCGTCAGTGTTAACAACACCCCACCTGTGTGGGCCACCAGCTACCTGCGTTGTGCCGTCAGAAAACGTAAGCTCAAAGCAAGGTACGTTGTGCTGTGTCTCCGTGATGTACGTAATTTTAGTTGGTTTACCATCACCACCTACAACCTCATCCCCCAATTTTAACCCTCCCATAGTCTGAAACCCAGTAGGTGTAGGTATAAGGGTCGTGTTCGGTAGTTGCTTGCCAACGCCCTCTGGTGCAGTAAACACAGTAAAGTGACCCTGCATAAGCCCAAGCAACCGTGAGTCAAGGTCTTTGATACCTGTTGGGATATACATAGAGCCTTTGTCGTCACGGATAATCTTCTCGAACTGGTCTGTCGTGTTGAACACATTGTCAGGTACGTACTTCTGACGATTGATCCAAGCATACTTGAAGTCTGAACCGTGACCAGCCTGTAGGTATGCCGAGGCATCCTTGTGGGTAGACATGTTCACACGGTAGCACCGTCCTGGGAATGCACGTTGGAGAATCTCTGCACTCTTGTTACCTGCCTCGTCGTTATCAGTAGCGAGGATGATAGCAGAGAAAGCTTTGATGTAGTTGTATGCTTCTTTATTCTGGAGGACAGACTTGACTGAACCAGCAGAAGGTAGGGATACAACAGGGAAAGTCTTGCCTAACAGTTGGTAAGCAGCAAGAGCATCTTCCTCCCCTTCAGTAATCGTCAGGTACTTAGAGCTACCTGCGTTAAACTTGTCCATACCAAAGAGGTAATCGTTGGTAAACCCATAGTTCTTAGAGAAGTCTTTGGGTAGGATACGTGTCTTGGGTCGGTGAGGGTAAGGGTATACTCTGGTGACTGGGTCACCACTCTCAGACATACCTGTCTGTACCCCGTAGAACTTCTCTACGTCACCATCTACGCCTCGCATAGGGTGGTACTTAAGGGTTAGGTCTGTTGTCATAGGGCTTGGTTCCTTTCGTTCTACTTGTTTCTCATGGGTAGCTTCGCCTCGTGAGGACTTGTCACAGGAGTGGCAATAGCCAGCACCGTTAGCCCACACTGAGTAGCTACCCCCTGCACCACACGAGGGGCAGGTACGGTGTGTCTTAATTGGGGGTGTGCTTTGTTTCATATTACTCCTTGAGACCGGCGCGGGCGATGTGTCCTGTCGATTTGTGGGCATAGGCGAGTGTCATCGCTTCATGATCGGTGTTTTCTCTACAGTAATAATCAGACGCTGAAACGATGCGGTTCAAAGCATCGCGCAGCCGTTCAATCTCAGCCGCCTGTTCGGTGATACGGTCTGCGGCTGATCTTATAAGGTGACCTGTGTCATATTCCCAGGTTAACTCTTCCCTTACTTCCTCAAGGTCAGCAACCACTGCGCCGTAGGTATCCTTGCGGATGTACTCTGTTTCCTCGTACTCAGATTTCTTACGTGCCTTCCATCCCTCTTTGAATGCTTTTGTTATAAGGCTGCGGCAGGGTGTGTCTTCTGTTGTATTATTTAACATGAATACTTCCAGAGCTTCATCTTTTACATTAGTCATCTTGTTCTCCTTGCAATCTTTCTAACTCTCGCTGACCAGTCAGTGTGAGGTACGCATGACCTAAAGCCCAACTTGTCAACCCCTCTCGTGACAACTCACAGTATTTTGAGTAGTGTCTCTTGTGGTCGGCACTCCCTGAGGCAAGGAGCAGTAGTCTTTTCTTATCAAGGTCAGTCATTTTGTTCTCCGCTTTGTAATGATAGTGCGGTCTTCAAAGCGAGGTTTTAAAAAGAGAGGTAAGACAAGAATCATACCTGATATTAAAGCAAAAGGCCCAAGAAGGACAGCCCATCTAACAAAACGCTGGTCTTCCTTAGTGTAGTCGAGGACATCTGTCCACCAGTACTTGGTTAGAGGCAGATGTAAAGCTCCAAGAGTAAGCCAGATGATGATGATAGAGATGATAATTTCCATAGTTCTTTCCTTATTTATGTTTTACTAAGTACGCAAGAGCTTTCTTAACTAAACTTTCATCGTGTCGTAGACCTCCGATAGCCATGTTGCAGTTCACACAGAGTAAAGACCTAACCTTACCTGTGTCGTGGCAGTGATCGACAGCAAGAGACTTAGAGTTACACCTCTGTCTTTCCTTAGGGAAGTCTTTCTGACAGATGTCACACTTACCGTCTTGCTCCTCATACATTCTGTACCAGTCTTCAAGTGTTATCCCGTAAAGTGACTTGAGGTTTTGGCTCCTGTATACGTCTCTGTTAGCTGCGTAGTGTTTCTTACCGTAGTTACGTTCCTTTTCGTAGAACTCTTTAGGTTTTTTAGCACGTCTGCTCTTTCTATTTTTAGTAGCCCTCACATTAGCGCACGTCTTACACTCCCCAAAGGGAACTGAGCCTGAGTCTTTTGAATACTTGCGTGTGTAGAAACTGTCTACTGGTAACTCTTCTTTACATGTTAGACAAACTTTACTATCCATACTGTTCTCCTATATAGTAGGTCTCCCTAGTTATACAGTAAGACTGTTATAAAGTCAAGATTACTTAGGTGTCTTCCTACCTGTCCTTGCTGACAACGCTGACGAAGAACCTTTTAAGGTGTTGACCATGTAGGGGTTTAAACTCTGTATGCTCTTATGCCCTGTAACTTGCATGATACCTACCGCGTCAACTCCAGCCTGAACCAACTCCGATATAGCGGTCTTACGTAGCAGGCCCAGTTGTAGATCGGGGTGCAGTCCTGCTGTGTCCCGGAGAGTAACAAACTGTGTGTTCATCTCTGCTCTGCTCATCGGGTGGTACACTGAACCTCTTGGCGTCTGGTGAGGGACGACATACTTTTGGAAACCCCACTCGTCTTGTTGTGTTAACAGCATGGTACACAGTGGTTCTTCAATAGGGAGGTGGACAGTAGCACCACGCTTAGTCTGACGTATAGTGATACAGTTAGTATCAAAGTCTACCTGCTCCCATGTAAGAAGGGAGATATCAACAGGCCTCTGTGCGTACTCATAGCACATGTGAGCTAGCAGGGCGATGTTCCTTAGGGCAAACCCTTGGTACCCTACCTCAAGCAACTTCTCTACCTCTCCTTGTGTCCATATACGTGTGGTAGGTTCATGCTTCAGCTTCCGTACCTTAGCCATTGGGTTGTTAACGAGTAGCTCAATGCTCACTGCGTAGTTCAACAACACTGACAAGATACGTGCCTTGGTGTTAGCTGTGGAGACAGACCCTTGCTCGGTCCACTTAGTGTAGAGGTCACGGCATAGCTTAGCGTCTACCTCTGTCACCTTGATGTCACCAAAGGTCTTGCTGCCGACGCTAGTGGAGAGACATAATCCTAAGACAGACTCGTATTGTTTCTGAGAGGAACCAGCCAGCTGCCTGAAGTAATCAGTACGTAAATAGTGGTTGAGCAGGTGAACCATGAGAGAGTGCACACCCACCGTGCCTTCCTTGATGTCACCCTTGCGGTACTGTCCAACGAGGAGGACTAACCGTGGTAACTCAAAGCGAGCTATGCGTCCATCCTCGAAGGTCTGAGACTTGGTAACCCCAGCAGCAGCTACATCCTTTGGGCAGTTGAACCGCCATACTTTCTTACCGTTAGCTGTGTACTCTTTGACATACTTCATACGTCTAGACTGAGGGGTGTCAACGCTCCGTCCATCTTAGCCCTCCTCTTGGTAGGCAAGGTGCTCTTCAGCAGAAGGTTTGTCTGCTAGGTGCAGAGCCATGCTGATGTGCCCCTCCCATACACCTTCATCGCGCAGTGTTTGAGCTGTCACCCCGTGCTTGATACGTAGGTTTATACTCTCGATAGTGTAGGTGTTTAATCTTGTAGGTTCCATGTCAGACATACTTGTTCTCCTTTTCTTTTATCCAAGTTACAATAGTAGTGTACTCTTCGGTACCTGTCAAGGACTCGTACCCCTCTCTCACCACACACCTGTCTCCTGCTCTAGAGTTTATGTCACAGAAGTTTACTGCGTCACACATCAGGTCGTAGGGGGCGACCATGACAAGAGTACCTGAGCCACCAGAGTATACCTTAGCTAAGTGTTTCATACTTCTTCTCCGTATCTTTGAGGAACTGTGTCATACCTGTTAGTCTAGGTTTGGCTAGGGTAAACGAAGACATAGAGAAGGTGCCCCCCGTGTTTTGACCCTGTTCATCAATGACACTTACACGGTTACCTACCACCCCCACGACAGTGTAGATTGTGGAATAGTTTCTTACCTCGTCTCCTACTTGAAACATATCTTTTCTCCTTGACTTACAAAAGAAGTCTGCTATCTTATTATACCTTAAGTATATACCCTAAGTATTTAAAGGTTTAGAAGAGTATAACACTCAGGGTATAGTGCCTAGAGTATATACCTTAGGTTGGACGTTGGTGCGTACTTGTGTAAGGGCCACCCATGTTACTTGAGCACTGCTTAGGTCTGAAGCCCCGTAGCATCTCGTAGGTGTTCTCATGAGGAAGGTACTTAGTGATGTTACGAGTGGGCACAGTGTACAGCCAAGCACTCAGCTCTTCTTGCGCACCTTGAGGGCGGCAGAACAAAGCCTTGTGACGTACGTGGAAAGAAGTGTTGTAGTAGTAGCGATCGAGAGACTGGATAGCCTCAAGGTTTACGTGGATGATGCGTCCCGCTAAGTGTCGAGTGGGGATGTTCTTCATAGGGTTAACCTTGAAACCCTTAGTCCACTCAGGGCTGGAAGGCAAGAGCATGTCGTGATGAGACCCCGGCTTGTCAGCGGCATTGATGAACGGAAGATACTTCTGCTTACTGTGTACAAGGTACTGATCTGTCTCGTGCATATCATGTGTGATGTTTGCTGCCTCGGCTAGACCTTTGTAGGTCTTGAGTTCATCCCAGATAAAGACAGGGATGATCTTAGCATACCGTAGGACAGGCAAGTCAGGTGTGTTAGAGAACGAGACGTCTTCATTGAGGTAGTCAACGAAAGAGTTAGCATATTCCTTAGCTGTTTCCTCTGGTTTAGTCTTAGGTTCAAAGGTTAGGAGGTTGGGCATGAGAGCACCGCCTTTACATTAAGTTTGTCTTGTAAGTCTTTGATCTGCTTATCTTTAAGTGCTCCATTGTTTACCAGAGAGGTGACAGCACGACACTCACGATAGTGCAGAGCCAAGAGTTCTTTGATAAGAAGGATAGCATCTTCAGGCTCATCCTCTACGAGTACTTGGATAGTCTCATCCGACATTAGAGCAAGATCAGCTGGGTCATCCACCTCATACTTCTCCATAAAGGATTGAGTGACGCAATCAGTGAAGTACTTCTTGGCCCCAGTAGCCTTCGTCCCAGTAGCGGGACGACCCGTAGTAGTAGTCGTCCCAGTCTTCTTTCCCATAGGCTTGTACGAACCTCCGTGAGTCACAGGGGTAGGCACACGGTGGCCTGGGTCATGGGAGTACTTGTTGCTAAAGTAGGTCCCTTCATCGTCAGTGAAACCACCGTTACCCTTAGCATTAACGACGCTTGTGTTGCCATACCCATCAATGAACGCAAGGACAGACGCACTGGTGAGCTGGTTGTCGAGTAAAGTATCGACGAAGGGGTCAGACAGAACGTCCTCACTGGAGTGCCCCCTAATCATACGCTCCATAAGGGGACGCACATAGCCTCGTACAAAGCGACGAGTGTCAGACTCCCAGCTACCTGCCCCAGCAACGGGAGGAGACCACTTAGTGAGCGTCCCATTGTGTGCTACACGCATGTCAACACCATGCGTACCCATTTCAAGCACAGGGAAGGGGTGAGAGTTACGTAACACTGTGTCACCAGCGGTAGTGTACCGGAGGTGAAGGAGTAGGCGGTCACCCTTGAACTCTCCGTGCAAGAGATCATAGAGTTCTTCCTTGTCAGTAGTGACACTCCGTGTAGTGTAGAGCTGTCCCTCCATGTCAGGTACAGAGATACCCCAGCCATCGGGGTTGTTCAACACAGCTGTGTCAAACTTCACTTTGTCAAGAGTGACGTTAGGTTCTCGTGTTATGATTAAGCACATTTGAGAGTCTCCTTCAAGGAACGATAAGAGTTCTTGTTCTGTTTACCCAACCAAGACTTGAAAGCGGTAGGGAAGCGACGGTTCAGTTGAGACATCGACGCCTGCTCAGTAAACTTGAGCATAGCTTCTGTTGTGTCGATAGCGTGACACACAGCTTTGAGACAAGGTTGACCACGAAAGACACGGACCTCAACAGTTTCCCGTGTCTCGTTACAGGCTGCGTAACGCTCACTATTCTTACCTTCCCGAAGCATCCAAGCAAGGGAACGACCACGGTAACTCTCAGCAGGTTTGATGTAGTGGTTGCCTTTAGTCTCACGGCAGGCAAGTTGAGACGTGAATGAGGAGACCGTCGAGCCTGAAGTGTTCCATAAGAGCATGAACTTCTTCATGTGTGTCCGAGACAAAGGAGTGAACGCTGTCTTAGAGACATGGACGTGTATACCTGTACTCTTAGTTACCATGTCAAAGTTCTCTTCCCATACCATGTTCTTCTCCTTAAGGAGTCTCTCAAGTTTGGTAAACAGGATTCTGAACTCGGCCCGCATACGCCGGGGTGACATAGGGTGTGAGACAATCTCGTAACTGTTAAGAAAATCTCCGCTAATACTGGAGTCAGACTTAGCAAAGATGAATGGTTCTTGGACAGGGAAGACCTCTGTCATTGTGCGGTAGACATCGTCCCAAGGAATCCTTGAGTTAACCTCCAGCTCAAGACCAAAGAAACACTCTGTCTTTTCCTTAGGCATAGCCATGAACTTGTAGTCAGGACGATACGTGTAGTTCATAACCTGAGAAGGGGTACGAACGGCTGTCATGGTACTGTTCAAACCCCGTACGTAGGCTGAGGAGTATACGTTTAAGAAGACCGCAGTGCTCCTCTTTGTCAGAGGAAAGTTAGGTTGCTTGGAGAAACCATCATACTGTACATACGGTTTTGCACCCCCCTGAGGTTCTGTGAAGAGCACCGAAGTAGAGTCCCTTATATTTCCTAGGTTTACTTTGACCACCGGCTTAGAGAGAACCTCTTCCGGGGTGGATAGCAGGTCAGAGATAAAGTATCCCGTGTAGATGCCCGCTCTTAGTTCATCTTCGTTCTTCTTTACGAAAGCTATAACAGAGCCCCAAGTGTTGGTCGCAAGAGAGGCAATGAACGCCGGGTCCTGAAACCAACGATCAGTGTATGGTGCAATGGGTGAGCCATCAATCCGTACCCAGTCATCCCTTACTGTTGACACGAGGAAGCAGTTATCGAGTTTGAGTGTTACATAGGTCATGTGGTTTTCCTTAGAGTAAACGCCAAGCGTTGTCTTGTTTCAAAACTTTGTACCCTGACTGCCTGTCAAGCCACAGTTTAAACTCTTTGAGGTAAGGGATATCCTTACGTCGAGTGATGAAGGTCGTGCAGGCATGGGCAAATTCAATAGCAGGGATCAACCTGTCTTCAGCAGCATCCCACAGACGATACTCAACAGTGCCTATTCTTCCAAAACAATTGGGACGAACCATTTTCATACATCTCATGTAGGAGAGCTGCTCTCTCGTTGGTGTGGTAACACCCTCAGTATAGTCCCAGCAAGAAGACACAGCTTGAGTAAGGTAATGTGTGTTACCATTCTCCCGCCCAGAAAACTCCAGCACAAAAGCAGCAGAACTCTTACGGTTTAGCATAGAGACAACCTGCGCATAGACAGACTCTACGTCAGTAGAGTACTCATAACCAACCCCTTTGTTCCAGTCAGTGTGTCCTGTGTGAACGTGTATACCGCAGGCATTGTAGTCAGCCACCTCTGGGCCAAGGGCACGGTCCTGTAAGGCCACACCTTTAAGGAGACCAGCAACCCTACGTGCTGTTGTGATATTACCAAACACAGGAGATGCAAACTCTGTACCGCCGCACTCAATGTGAGTACGGAAACCGTGTGTCTCAATGAAGTCTTTTGTCACACGGTTGAGGTCTACCCTAGAGCCGTCTTCCCCGCAACAGTATGAACAGTATTCCTCTCGATTACCATCCTCGTCTATGTATCCTTCCTCACAACAGGTACACTCTGGTTCCTCTATGTCTGCTGGTACCTCCCACTCGAAGCCAACAGAAACTTTTGTCTTACGTTTTGTAGCAACACGAGGGAAGCTTCCGCTCCGGTCTAGTGTCAAGGCCATGACCAAACTCCATTCTCTAAGGTACACGCATCACAATACCGTGCGTTGTACCAGTCAGGTTGAACGTACATCCAAGCGTTGACGTCATTGTCAAACATTGTGATACGCCTGTCGTAGTGAGAGGGGTAACCCTCTAGGAAGTCAAGGCTGAGGAAAGATTCTACACTGTCAGCCTCATAAAGCTCACCCACCACAGGGAAGCAAAGCTTTTTGTACTGCTCTGGCACTGCGTCAGAAGGGAAAGCATAGGGAAAACCTACGTTACCAAGCACGAAGTTACCGACACTTTGAGCAGCGCCAAGGAACTTCGAGTGAGAAAGCAAACGGTTGTTACCGTACCCTTCCTTGAGTGTTCCGTAGACAAAGACCCGAGGGTTAGCTTTGAACCCTTGCTTCGCTTTCTCTCGTCGTTGACCAGATTGCTGGATGTACGTAGCCCCGCCACCCGTTGTTTGTTTCGGCATCAATCATGTCCTTGTTAACTGTCAGTGTGTAGTGTATCGCTTTTGCAATACACTCTTGGCGGTAGGTAGTGGACCCATCGGAGTTGAAGGGCAGTGAGGGGGCGGAGTTAGCCTCGATGAACCACGCCTCATCATCGTGGTCAACCATGATGTCAATACCTGTGATGTTCAACCCTGTGTGAGGGAAGACACGACAAGCAAGGTCAACCACCTTCATAGGCCAGTCACCCCAGCGTAGGTTGTCAAACCTCCCACCTTGAGCCACGTTCCATGCTACTGAAGAGGGATCACCAGGGGTCTTCTGAGCTACGTTCACAACCCTCCCATTCACCACGTAAACCCTGTACTCTGCTTTCTTCTCGATTAAGGGTCTCGCATAGTGCCCGTTCAGACTCCCTTGTGCGAGTCTCGTGCTCAGTTGCGATTGAGTTAACACCTCTAGGTTCCTCCCTTGGCTGTGCTGGTGGGGTCTCACTACCCACTGTTGGTTGCCATCTGTCACTTGTGTCCCACCGGAACCTGCACCCATAGATACGTTCATACTAGTCAACACGGGAAGCAAGCCCGTCTGATCCAGCATACTCTCTTGTAGCTTCAGGAGGAACTGGGTCTTGTTGTTCACTTGGTGTATCCCCGAGGCTAAGTTTATAACAGGCACCCGAGCAGTAGAAGATCGTGGTACCGTCGCCGTACACCCCCAACGCACGATACCCGTCAAACCCTGCCCAGAAGCTAGCCTCTCGGAGGTCGGGAACGTTTGGTCGTTGCGCCAAACTTTGTTCGGAGTGCCCAAGTCTGATAGCAAACCTGATAATGCCTTGCAAGTCGAGTGCCCGAGGCGTCTCCGTCGTACGATTAGTAGTGTCATTTGATTTCCTTCCGTCTAGCTTACGCATAAACTCATTGTAATTCATTAGGTGTGCTCCCTCATGAGATAGCGGGTATACTCCTTGTCTTCCTCCGAGAGGATAGCACACCCGTCACCGTTTTCACAGAGACGAGACCAGTACCCCCTCCCTTGAGGAGTAGATGACCATGTAAAGGCTCTTGATAATCCTTTTCCTGTCTCTAGGAGTGTGTTTAAGGAGGAGCTACATAGGGTACTCCGGGGATTATCAAGGGCGTAGGACCAGTCAGGGTTGATCTTCTCCATATCAAGCTCTGGTTTACCGTCTTGTCTACGGAAGTGAGCAGTGATACCTAGTACTTTACGTGACATATTTATCCTCCGTATCCTTTAGGAACTGAGCCATACCTGTTAGTTTAGGCTTGACAGGAGCAACAGGGGTTACTAGAGTGAATATACGTGAGGGATACCAATGGTCGCGGGTACCACCTAAGCTTACCCGGGGTGGAGCGTCAGTAACAGCAGTGACTGTGAATACTTCATTGCCATCTCCACACTGTACCCTGTCACCCACACTAAACAAAGGAACCACAGGTAAAGTACTTACCTGTCTCCTCTACGTAGGTCCAACTATCAAGTTTCATTGCTGCTTCAGGGGACACTTGTGACATACCTCCAGCTACGATAGAACTTCCATCAGAGAACTCAAGCACACAGGGCTGTCGAGTGTCACCAGGTACCCTGAGTACACTCTCTTGATACTTGACATACTCACGCCCTTGTATGTGGTTGTCATAGTCTTTTGAGAGCATAAGGTAAGAGCCTTCAAGATTCCCCTTATACTTACCAACACAAAGGTGCACCGTAGATGCTTTACCCATGGCACGGAGAGTATCCACGTAGTGCATAAACTTCTTGCGCTTGTGTAAGTTGTGTCCGTCGTCGATAGCAAAGAGCACAAACTCTAGCATAACTTTCTCCTTGACTTAAGTTTCTTTTAGTGTATCTTATTATACCCTAAGTATACTTAAGGTATTTAAGGGTTTAGAAGAGTAGATACTTAGAGTATATACCCTAGGTTAGTTTAACTGGTACCTTACTTGCTTCTTGGTAAGCTTATATTTCATAGTATACCCTAACGTTGTTCGTTGCTGAGCAAAGACATCGCTCGTTCATTGAGAGGCTTGCCATTGACCACAAGTGAGTAGCCTTGGTGGGCAAACCTTTTGTAGACACGACGGATAACTACTGTACCCATCGCTCGTGGTACCCGCTTAGCAAGACGTTCAGCTGTGTTGACGCTGATAAGTACAGAGTTTTCCATTGTTACTCTCCTAGTTGAGGGGTTACGTTGTCCTGACAGGGTGTGACACTCCCAGCGAGAGGCACCACGGCACCATCTTCAGGCATCATGGGTCCTACGTACACAAACAGTAAGGTAAGGCCCATAACAGCCGCTGCTACGCTAGCTACCCCGCCGTCATCCAAAGTCTAGACTCCAGACACCAGAGGGTTTACCGTCCTTGGTCTTGCCTTAGGAAGCCGGACGCTTGGCGCAGTAAACTACTGCAACCCATAAGCTATAAACGGTAGTACATACACCATAGTAGCAATGGACATAATACCAAGGGTGTCAGTGAGGAAGGTACGTAGCATTGGGTTATCCTTTCTTAGGTTTCAATTCCATCACGTTTCTATTCTCGTGACGTATCCAATCATCAAGTGTGCAGGTCTCAAGCACCACCTTACCAGTGACTATGTTTACCATAGTATACACCTTCACAACACTTCCTTATTGACGACCATAGTTTTTCTCCCCATGATTAGCATTAACCGTAGGTTAATTACAGTTAAGCTACGCTTAACCAGACATAGAAACACCCCATAAGTATAACCTTACAGGGTGCTTACAGTTAAATCATTTGATCCGTCTTTAGAAGTCAGGTTCAACCTCTGGCATTGCAGCGAGCAGTGCCTTAGCACTGGCCACCAGCTCAGCAGGGATATCATCATCTGCGTTACGCTTCGTCGCATCAGTCACGGCGCTACGCTTTTCAGCAGCAGCAATCAACTGTGCAAACTTAGCCTTGAAGTTGAAGGCAACAGGCGGCAAGTCAGGTGTGAAGTCAAACAGGTTGGCAGCTTTCGCCTCACCCCATTGCTTCTCACTCATTTTTGTTCGGCTATAGGCAAACACCTTTTCACCATCTTTGTTATCCACCAAAGAAAACCCGCAAAAAGAGTCACACCAATTTACTAGCTTCTGTTTATGGCTTGGGTCCATATTATTCAGTAGGTCAGTCATACGTTCAGCAGCAATATTTGCTGCCCCAGCCTTCGCCCAGTTTAGTGTGATTGACACCGCAAGTTTCTGGATGTCAACGCGAATAGACTTAGAACGTTGTCCAACGCTTTTAATACCAGCGATAATCTGAGCATCATCCATCTTGAAAGTAAAAGTAGTCATTTTATACACCTTTAGTTGTATCCAAGGAATGCTACACCGTGTAACACTCCATAAGACACAACTAAAACACAACGTAAAAAACACCACCTGTTAGGGCAGTGTTAGGGTTTTGGACCCCTCATTAAGTCGTGTTTAGTTGTATTGTCTCATCACGTAAAGCGTTTAGGGGTTAGCCCGTTGCGTTCACGCATATATCCCTAGGTTAGACTTATCGCGCACCTATCGACTATGGGTCAAAGCATAACAGGCAACCGACCTTTAAAAGGTAAATTGACACTATTATGACAAGGGGAACCCATTGCAATAAATGCTTATAGCTAACGCTTGTCTGAGTAGTCGGGTCTTAGCCGAAACTTTTTTACAGGTGACACTACATCACACCTATCAGACACTGTGCACACTGTTGAAAATGTGAAGCGGGCCAAGTGAACCCCTAGGGGAAAGTCTTGCGACCCTTGTATGTGTCCATGCGCTAGTGAGGCGCGACCCCTAGGACAAAGGGAACCCTGAACAGGGTGGAAATATAAAGAACGTGGAGACTAAGTGGACCGTCTACCGGTGGTCGTTTCGTAAGACATTAAGGTCATGAAACCGACTACCTAGCAAATCACGAAATATTACAGCGTTTGTAACATTTATCACGTAAAGAATCCCTAAGTATGTTAGGAATTGTGCAGCAGAATGACCAGTGCTAAGATTGCATAAGAGCTATGCGCTCAGAGCATGGCTGAGGAACGTAACCAGAACAAGGGGTGAACAAAGTAGAACAAGGGGTGAACAAAGTAGAACAAGGGGTGAACAAATCGTCAACCTGAGTTTTAGTGACCTGACCCTAGGTAAAACGTAAGAAGGGCTTGTAGCGGCCCTCTGTGTGGCTGTGAGGATGTATGTGGTATAAATGGCACAGCAGTGTTGCGTTATGGTTACATGGCGCTAGCCCACGTGATGCATACTGTTATGATATAACACAACGGTACTCAGATACCCCACTAGGTGTGACAAAAAGGACATACACGATGACTAATTGTGTAAACTATCGTGTTATATCAATGGTTTAGCTAGTAGAATGGTGTTATTTATCCTGTGAACCACGTTCATGAACCACGTTCAAGCTAGGGGTGCAGGGGCCACCGGGGGGCCGTACGTTATTTATATACGCCCTTTGACAGCGGGGGGTATTTTTACATATTGGTAAGTACTTTGGAGCAGTTAACACTTGTAGTATATACTTGTAGTACAACGGTTAGTCTTTTATGGTGTAAACCAAGGGATTAGTGTGGTAATTTGATGTGGTGTAGGAAGGTTGGTCCTCTAAATGACAAGATAAGGACAGAACCCTGGGTACTCCTAGGCTTATGAGAGTGTGAAGTGACCAGTGTAAGGAACTTTAGTGGTAAGTACTTAGAGGAAAAGCTACATTAAGGTAAATAAACCCTGGGTACCCCTTGACAACCGGGGCTACATGCACTATATTATATACTATAAGTATACATGTAGTATAACAGGGTATACTTAAGGTCTTATACTTAGGTATACTCCTCTAAACTATAAAAGACTCTTAGTTTATACTTAGGGTTTTATACTTAGGGTAGGAGGTAAAACCTTTCTTGTCATCAAAGACGAAGTAACGGTTGACAAGTGTCCCTAAATAAATATAACTAGGAAGAAGAATATGTACTACAAAAGTGAGAATGTCATTGAAGAGTTTTACAAGAACCTTCTGGACTCAGACAACCCTGAGAGAGTGCATATCCCTATGTCTGATGTCTTCTACGTACGGGAGGCCATACGTCAAGACACTGGGGTGTCATACTCCCTTGACCACGTAGAATGGGCTATGCGTAAAGAGGGATTCCTCAAGCCCAGCGACTGCTATAAACCTAATATGAGAAGAGAGTGGGATGAAGATTAACTTAAACCTTGGCGACACTCAGATTATTCTAAAGGAGTGCCAAGTCTACGGTCTTTCTTTGGACCAAGCTGCTTACGTCTTAGCCACCGCATGGTGGGAAACAGCACACACGATGAAACCAGTTAAAGAAGCTTACTGGGTGCGCAATGCTTCTACATGGCGAAAGAAGAACCTACGTTACTGGCCTTGGTATGGGCGAGGATACGTTCAGCTTACATGGGAAGACAACTACATTAAAGCTGGCCGTGAGCTTGGCCTAGACCTCACTACTGACCCTGACTCCGTTATGGAACCTTGGGTGTCCGCAAAGATACTCGTTCTTGGTAGCCGAGAAGGTTGGTTCACTGGCAAGGGTCTCGGTGACTACATCAACGCTCAAGGCACAGACTACATGAACGCTCGACGTATCATCAACGGTGCAGACAAGATGCGTGAAATCAGGGAAGTTGCTAGAGCCTACCAGAAAGAACTCCAAGAGATTAAGTACGGGCAGGTTAAAGTTAAGAAAGAACACCCTTTTACCACCTGGTGGAATAAGTTTAAGAACAAGGTGAAGAAGTAATGGCTAACGAATCATGGCACCTTTCGAAGACTATCCCTATCACACTTATCTTTTCAATCGTCATCCAAACTATTATTCTTGTAGTGTTCCTAACTGACCTAGCGGGTACTGTTGCTACCAACACTGGGAACATCCAGGAAAACAAAGATAACATTACAGCAGTTAACAGTGTAGTCCAGAGGCAAGAAGTAACCCTTGGCCGTATCGACGAAAACATCAAGTCAATAAAAGGCATACTAGAAAATGTTCATCAATAAAACATGGTCCCGAGAGTCAGCTGCCGTTCTGCTTTCTGTCTTATGTTGGTCAATTTACATGGAGAACGTACCCCTTGTTCAAACTATCATCTGGCCTGTTACGACTTACGCTGCTGTGGCCTTTGGTCTTAAGCGGATTGATGACTCTGACAAGTTGTTCAAGCCTTAGCCCTCTTAGTCTTTTAACAGGGGGTGGCCCTAACGTAGCAGCAAACACCCAGCTTGGTCAGGAAAACGAGCAAACAGTGGGCCTTAGGACTTCCAACGAACAACAGATAGTCAGACCAAACGCCAGAGACATAACGCAGACTGCTGACAAGGGTGTTAAGGCTGGGGCAATAGACAACGTCACTGTGCAGAACATACCACCCTGGGTCCTGCTGCTACTGGTCCTTGGCTGGTTACTCCCTTCTCCTGGGGAGGTTAGCAGGTACGTCAGGTCACTGTTTAAAAGGAACAAGAAGTAATGGCTAAGGGAACAGATAAGCTCACCCGAGGGGGTGTTAAGTTTGACGGTTACAACAAACCAAAGAAGACGCCAGGAGCTAACAAGAAGATGGCAGTACTTGCTAAAGAAGGAGATACAGTTAAGCTTGTTCGCTTTGGGGACCCCAAGATGACGATCAAGAAGGACCAACCAAATCGTAAGAAGAGTTACTGTGCCCGCTCTGGTGGTATCAAAGGTAAGTCTAGTAAGCTCTCAGCTAACTACTGGAGTCGGAAGGCTTGGGACTGCTGATGGAAAGTAACCAAGCCGTTCCTGGTGAGACTGTAGGTAGTTTTAAGCTTACACGGACTGAGCTTGTTGGGAAAAATAAAACATGGATTGTGGAGTGTCTTTGTGGTGACGAAAGACGTTTCTGGAAATATCCTGCAATCTTAAATCAAAACACTTGTGGCTGCGGTACAGACAAAGAGGGCAACACCAAAGAACAACGCCGCATGTTAAACTCGAGACTGCACTCCTACAAAAGCGGAGCGGTAAAAAGGGGTTTTAACTTTGAACTGTCTTACGAGGAGTTTAACGATCTTACCCAGCAAGACTGTACGTACTGCGGGTTAGAGCCGCAGGAGTTAAACTACTTTGAAAACGCACATAGCTTACAAAAAGATTCCCCTGGTCGAGACTGGAGTAAGTACACAATTAAGTTTAGCGGTGTTGACCGCGTAGACAGCTCACTAGGGTACTCACCTGACAACTGTGTGCCTTGTTGCAAGTACTGTAACCGAGCTAAGAGTGACATGTCTTTTGAAGAGTTTAAAGAACACATTAATAGAGCCTACACATACTTAAACAAAGGAACCAAACTATGAACAAGAAGATGAAAGAAATGATGGACAAGGAAGCTAAAGCCAAACCTAAGGGTATGGCTAAAGGTGGTATGACTAGCGGCTGCGCTAAGGGTGCTACTAAGAAGATGGGTAAAGCTCCAGCCAAGAAGGGGAAGAAATAATGGGTACGTTTCTCACAGTAGTAGGGACTGTAGTAGCAGTAGCCCTCGTGTTAGGCGCAGTGTTCCTCGTCTTACTTGCAAATAGTATGGGTCGGTAAATAATGGCTAAGAAGAAGAGCACGGTTAACGCCGCAGGTAACTACACCAAACCTACGATGCGCAAGAACCTTGTCGCTTCTATCAAGGCAGGTTCTAAAGGCGGTAACGCTGGGCAGTGGTCCGCCCGTAAAGCACAGATGGTTGCTAAGCAGTATAAGGCTAAGGGTGGGAGCTACAAGTAATGGTAAAAGCAAGGAGCCAGAAGGACCTCACCAAGTGGACTAAGGAGGACTGGGGCACCAAGAGCGGTAAGAACTCTACCCAGGGTAAGAAGGCCACAGGAGAACGGTACCTACCTAAGAAAGCCAGAGCTGCTCTCACAGACAAAGAGTACGCAGCTACCTCCGCAGCTAAGCGTAAGGGCACCAAGGCGGGTAAGCAACACGTTGCGCAGCCTAAGAAGATCGCAGCTAAGACTGCTAAGAAAAGGAAATAGTATGGCACGAGAACTAACAGAGATGCAACAGACTTTCCTTGATGTCCTCTTTGAGGAAGCCGAGGGTAGCTTTGTTAAAGCTAAACAACTAGCAGGTTACGCTGACAAGGTATCCTCCTCCACTGTAGTTAACGCACTAGAGAATGAAATTGCAGAACTTACTAAGAAGTTTCTTGTCTCCACTGGGGTTCAGGCTGCTTGGGCTATGAAGTCTGTGATGGAGTCTCCTACTGATCTTGGTAACAAAGAGAAGATGGCGGCTGCTAAAGACTTCCTTGACCGTGCTGGTCACAAGGGTGCTGACAAAGTAGAGATTAAGGCTGAGTCTCCTATCTTTATCCTGCCACCTAAGATTTAATGCTTGACAAAGGAGGCGTAGATGGCTAAAATAACAACAGAGTTTAAGTTACCTAAGCCTTCTCTAGGTCCAGACGGCTACAGGTTTCTACCCGTGGTACGGATAGGGAGAGTGGTACCCTTTGGATACGAGCAAGACCCAGAAGATAAAGATATCCTCTTGCCTATTGAAGAAGAACTTCTTTTAATGGAGAAAGCTAAAGGTTTCTTAAAACAGTACAGCTACCGTGACGTAGCTAACTGGTTAAGCACAAACAGTGGGCGCTACATCTCTCACTCAGGACTTATGACAAGGGTAAAAAGTGAGCAACAACGTACGAAAGAATCTGCAAACTACCGCTACCTCGCCCGATGCTACAAAGAAGCGTGTGAAAAAGCCCAACACATCGAAGAAAGAAGCCTCGGTCGAAGAGAAACCGCAGGCAACAGTACCTGCTCAACCGATTAAGGTCCCTGCTAGAGTTAAAGCCCCTGATGTAGACGTTAAGAAGGCTACCTCAGTAATATTTGAGGCTAACCCTGGACCACAAGAGGACTTCCTAGCGTCATCAGAACAAGAAGTGCTCTACGGTGGGGCAGCTGGAGGTGGTAAGAGCTACGCGATGGTGGCTGACCCTGTTCGTTACTTCAATAACCCTAAAGCTAACATGCTTCTGGTTCGTCGCTCTACAGAAGAGCTAAGAGAACTGATCTCCGTCTCCAAAGACCTCTACCCTAAGGCTGTTCCTGGTGCAAAGTTCCTTGAGAGGGAAAAAACCTGGATCATGCCTAGTGGTGCAACACTATGGATGTCCTATCTAGACAAAGACGACGACGTACAGCGTTACCAAGGGCAGGCCTTCAACTGGATTGGCTTTGACGAGCTAACACAGTGGCCTACACCCTACGCTTGGAACTATATGCGTACTCGTCTCCGTACAGCTAAAGGTTCTAACCTGCCGTTAATACAACGAGCTACTTCTAACCCTGGTGGCTCAGGTCACGCTTGGGTTAAGAAGATGTTTATCGACCCAGCACCGTATAACGAAGCATTCTGGGCTGCTGACCATGAAACTGGTGACACACTAGTATGGCCTAGCACGTCTACTTACGCTGTTGCAAACGACCTAGTAGGAACACCAATGCTAAAGCGCAGGTTTATTCCTGCCACCTTGTTTGACAACCCATACCTCGCAGACGATGGTATGTACGAAGCTAACCTACTGTCTATGCCGGAGCATCTACGGCGACAACTTTTAGAAGGAGACTGGGACATTGCTGAAGGTGCTGCTTTCCCTGAGTTCAACCGCAAGATACACGTTGTGGAGCCTTACTCTATACCAGACAACTGGACTAAGTTCCGCGCTGCAGATTACGGGTATTCATCTTACACAGGGATTCTTTGGTTTGCTGTAGACCCACTCGATGAAAAGCTTATAGTCTACCGTGAACTGTACGCTAGTAAGGTCCTTGCTGAGGACTTAGCCGACATGGTCCTTGAGCTAGAGAGAGGAGAGAAGATACGCTACGGTGTTCTCGACTCATCCCTTTGGCACAAACGAGGAGACACTGGTCCTAGTATCGCTGAGAGAATGATTGTTAAGGGTTGCCGTTGGAGACCAGCAGACAGGAGTGCAGGCTCTAGGGTTTCCGGTAAGAACGAGATACACCGCAGACTTCAAGTAGACCCAGACACAGAGGAACCAAGAGTAGTCTTCTTTAGCAGCTGTAAGAAAACTATCGAGCAGCTCCCTCTCATACCTCTCGACAAACGAAACTCAGAGGACGTAGATACTAACTCAGAAGACCACCTCTACGACGCCTTCCGCTACGGTGTTATGACGAGACCTCAGAGCGGCTACTTAGACTCACCTATTCAAGAGCCATACACACCATCAGACAGCGTTATGGGATACTGACATGAGGATATGCAATCGATGTAAAGAGGAAAAGAGTCTTGATTGCTTTTACAATGTAAAGAGTTTTCCCCTTGGTAAAGCTTATACTTGCAAACCTTGTTCAAGGACTAGATCAACAGAGTGGAACAGAGGTAACAAAGAACGTAAGTCCAAAGCAGGTGTAAAGCACTACCAAGATAATAAAGAAAAGTACATGGAACGAGCACAAAACAGCACGTGGAAGAAAGACAACAGAGAGCGAGTTAACGAGACAGCAAGGTTACGGGACAGGGGTGGTAGTGGAGCTGCAAGAGTAGCTAAGCGAAGAGCAGCGGTACTCCAACGAACACCCACCTGGGCTGACCATACGAAGATAAAGTTAATTTACAAGCTTTGCTCAGCTATAAGTAGGCTCAAGGGTGAGGCATACCACGTTGACCACAGGATTCCACTTCAGGGTACTAACGTCTCAGGCCTGCACGTAGCAGATAACCTACACATCATTAAAGCCACAGACAACTTGTCGAAGAACAACTCTTACGACTCAGGTTATTAAGGAATACACATGGAAGACGACTTCGAGAACAACATGGATCAGGAAGACATGACTGCCCTGGATGACCGTGAAGAAGAAGACGAGACAGATAACCCTTCAGGCACTATTGCTCTCTACGTACAAGAACGGTTTAGCAAAGCTTCTACTGCTCGTGAAACCGAGGAGCACCGTTGGCTCAGGGCTTACAGGAACTATCGTGGCCTCTACGGCCCTGAAGTACAGTTCTTAGAAACAGAGAAGTCTAAGGTATTCGTTAAAGTAACTAAGACCAAGGTGACAGCAGCCTATGGTCAGATTACTGATGTCTTGCTTGGCTCCGCTAGGTTCCCTTTGACCATTGACCCTACTACTCTTCCTGATGGAGTAGAGGACACAGTCCACCTTGAGACTAACGATGAGGTGGCCACAGCTGAGAAAGAGTTTGAGTACCCTAAGGTAAATCCTGGTGAGACCACCGATGACTTCCTACGTCGCCTAGGTAGTATGAGTGACGAGCTTGATCCTATTAAGGACAAACTCAAAGCTGGCCCAGGTACATCTCCTACTCAGGTTACATTTCATCCTGCAGAGATTGCAGCTAAGAAGATGGAGAAGAAAATTCACGACCAACTAGAGGAGTCTCGTGCTAAGAAGCACCTGCGGGCTGCTGCTTTCGAGTGTGCCCTCTTTGGTACAGGTTTGATGAAGGGTCCGTTTACAGAGAACAAAGAGTATCCTAAGTGGGATGAGGAGGGCAACTACAAGCCTCTGATCAAGACTGTCCCTAAGGTCTCCCACGTATCCATCTGGAACGGCTACCCTGACCCAGACGCCGCAAACATGGATGAAGCTGAATGGTTCGTTGAACGTCATAAGATGTCAGGCCCTAAGCTACGTGGTCTGAACAAACGTCCTTACTTTCGTAAAGAAGAGATTGCTCTTGCACTAGAGTGGGGTCCCAACTATATCAAGGAAGACTGGGAGCAGGTCATGGACGACGACGCTCAAGACTCCCGTACTGAACGTTACGAAGTCTTAGAGTTCTGGGGTAACATTGATCGTGAAATCCTAGAAGACCACGATGTAGATATCCCTGACAACCTTGACGATGTAGACGAAGTTAACGTAAACATCTGGGTATGTCATGGACGTGTCCTTCGTCTTGTCGTTAACCCGTTTACTCCTGCGATCATCCCCTACTACGCTGTCCCTTACGAGATGAACCCTTACAGCCTTTGGGGTGTAGGTCTTGCAGAAAACATGGACGACACTCAGACATTGATGAACGGCTTCATGCGTATGGCTGTGGACAATGCTGCTCTCTCAGGCAACCTGCTTATTGAGATAGACGAGTCTGCTTTGACACCAGGTCAAGACCTAAAGGTGTACCCTGGTAAAGTGTTTAGGCGTCAGGCTGGTGCCCCAGGGCAGGCTATCTTTGGGACCAAGTTCCCTAACGTATCTAACGAGAACATGCAAATGTTCGATAAAGCCCGTCAGCTCTCTGATGAGTCTACTGGCTTCCCTTCGTTTGCTCACGGGCAGACGGGTATTTCTGGTGTTGGTCGTACAGCCTCAGGTATCTCTATGTTGATGTCTGCTGCTAACGGCGGTATCCGTACCGTGGTCCAGAACTTCGACGACTACCTGCTTGGTCCTCTCGGTAAAGCTCTCTTCTCCTTCAACATGCAGTTTGACTTTGACCCAGAGATTCAGGGTGATCTTGAGGTTAAAGCTGCTGGTACTTCTTCACTCATGGCTAACGAAGTACGTAGCCAGCGTTTGATGCAGTTGCTTGGTCTTGTACAGAACCCTGTGCTTGCACCTTTTGCTAAGTTGGATTACATCATCCGTGAGATTGCTAAGTCTCTCGATCTTGATCCTGATAAAGTAACAAACTCTATGCAACGTGCGGCTGTACAGGCTGAGATGCTTAAGACGTTCCAAGCAGCCAACCCACAAGCAGCACCACAGGCTCCACAAGGGGGTCCTGGTGGCCCTGAGGGGTCTGCCCCTATGGACCCTACCGGAGCTGGTGGGGGTAACGTTGGTACAGGCGCTGTGCCAGCCCCAGGTACCCCTGGGTTCTCAGGCAACACAGGGGAGGGTGCTGAACAATGAACCTAAAACCTTTTGTTAACGACAAGTTACTGTATGATGATTTTCTAAGAGAGCTTGATTCCCGTATTAGACAGACTCAAAGTAAGTTGGAAAAGTCTACTCTTATTGAGGATGTCTACAGGGCACAAGGGGCGATAGATGCCTTACGTAGGTTGAAGCAACTAAGGGAGCAAGTCAATGGATGAAGATAAAAACTTGGTTAGCCCTAGAATCCAAAACAGAAACAGAGGACGGGTAGAGCAGGGACCAAACACCAGTGGCCCCACCCTAAAGGGGGCTGCTAAATTTATTGCTGAGATGACACCTATCCTCGGTGACGCTATGGCTGCAAAAGAGGTCTACGAAGAGACACAAAAAGAAGACCCAAACTGGTGGCTTGTTGGGGCTTTAGGCGGAGCTACTGTCGTGGGTCTTATTCCTGGAGTGGGTGATGCAGCTTCTAAACTTATTAGTAAAGGAGCACGGGAAGCAGTAGAGAGATTTAAACGTGTAGAGGTAGACCCTAATGCCCTAGGTTCTCTCGGAGGTAACATCCGTATTCGCCCAGAAACGAGTGGACTAGAAGCGTGGGGGGAGGGTTCTTTTTTTAAAATAGGAGATGAACAGACACCTTTGTACCATGGTATGTCTGGTACTCTAAGAGGAGACACCAGAAACTTTGAAGGAGTTAACCTTTCTCCTTCTAGCACAGGAGACTATGGAGCTGGGGTGTACCTTACAGACTCCTCTAAAGATGCCTCTGATTATGCTATGAGTTTAAACAGAGGGTTTACTGACCCTTCGGATGCGAAGATGGGCGGCCAAGTGTTTCCTGTATACACAAATGTAGCTGAGGTTTTCACAGATGAGGCACTGTTAGACGACGTTGTGCGAAGCAAAGTTATGTCATCCCTTAGTGAGGTTCCTACAGAGAGCATGACTCCTCACTTAACAGAGGTACTAGAAAGTTTAGAAGAAGGTCGAAACGTAAGTGTAAGTGACCTGTTCAAAGATAGCCAAGGGAAAAACACGGGGTGGGGACAAAACGTCCTAAGACCGATTCTTGAAGAAGAGGGTTTTCAAGGGATACAATCCTTCTCCCCATCAAAAGGTATTAACGAAGTGGTTATTTTTAATCCTGACACAATTAAGTCTACTATGCAAGGTCCTGCTGGGACTTACAGCTCTGCTTCACCAGACATATCTTTTTCTAACGGAGGTCTTGTGTCTAGCCCTGAAGGCTACGCAGAAGGAGGTCTAGTCTCTAAGAATGCTATGAGTGATTACTTCTTAGCTTCTGCTGGTAAGATGACTGAGGTAGAGTTTGTGGGTAAGCACAAGATGAGTACGCTCGAGTTTGAGAGACAGTTTGCAGAGGATAACAGTGTAGACATCTCCGGTACTGAGAAGCTAGCAGAGGTCAACACAACACCTAAAGGAATTAAAGTGGACTATAGTAAAAACCCTAAGACTATGGCTGCAGGTGGTCCTGTAGAACGTGACCCTGTTAGTGGAAACGAAGTACCCCCTGGCTCTACACCTGAGAATGTAAGAGATGATATCCCTGCGATGTTGTCTGAAGGTGAGTATGTTATTCCTGCTGATGTCCTAAAGTTCTTTGGGGTGAACTTCTTTGAGAAGCTTCGTACTAAGGCTAAGCAGGGTATGCTGGACATGGAGCAAGATGGGCGTGTAGGGGGTGAACCTGTAGATGACACCATGGAGACACAAGGACCCCTCGTAACAGAGGAACTCCCTATGATGGCTGAGGGTGGTCTTGTAAACCAACCGACGTTTAACCCTGCCTCTTGGAATACTCCTGGTCTAGCGGATCAGCTTATGCGTTCTTCTGCTTACACCTACAAGGAATACTTTGGTCCCGGTGGAACTAGTCAGATGATTCTCTTTATAAACGGTGAGCCTGCTCAGGCTATCCCAGCTGGTTTCTCTGAGACACCTTTAGTAGTTCAAAATGCAGTTAGTAACACCGGTAGCAGTCGTGAAAGAAATACTCCTGGAGATGCTAGGGGTACTAGAGGAATCAGTGCTGGTTCAGGAGAAGGGCCGGGTGCCTTTGGTAATCCCCTTGGTACCCTAGACTTTACAGACACTGAGTCTGTTTCGACATGGGCTGAAGACAAACTAAAGGACAGATTTGCTAACCGAGGTATAACGGCAGTAGGTGGTCTCCTAGGTGGGGCTGCTAGGGCAGCTGTAGGGATGCGTGACATTGCTGAAGTGAGTGCTGCTGCTCGGTACTACTCACAGATTGGTGACCAAGAGTCTTCTGATCGTTTGATGGCTATGGCTGACGAAGCACGAGGAAACTTCGGTCTTGCGGGTAGGCTTTCAAAAGACATATCTGACGGCGAGGGTATCTTCGAGAATTATATGGAGTCACTCAACGTAAACGCAAGGCGAACTACGGGTCAAAGGACAGCTCCTTACACCAACAGCCAAGGAGTAGGAACCTTTTCTAGGTCTAATCCTGTTTACGACGTTAAGGCTGGTGGTGACAGTGGAAGACCTTCTCAAGGGGACACAGTTCAATTTGATATGGGGAGCAGCAGTGAGGACGCTGGTCAGCGAAACGACCGTATAGCCAGAAACAATAGGGCAGCAGATGCAGCAGGAGTTACAGCTAACGCCCCGACCACATCAGCAAGACCACGGGCACGGCCACAAGGACGTAACAAAGGTGGTCTTGTAAGTAAACGAACAAACAAGAAGTAAACTACAACAACTTAATGGCAACCCGCTATAAGCGGCCCCAACTGGAGAACTACAAATGGCTAACGAAATGGTACGCGAGCAAGCTAAGTCCGTAATGATTAACCCTCGGTATGACAACCGAAGCAATCGTAAACGTATGGAAGCTGACGAGAAAGAACTTGAAGAACTCATGAAGTCCGAAGGTAAAGAAGACAGTACTGAGGAAGAAGTTATTGAGGAAGGGGCAGAAACCCCCGAGGTAAAAGTAGAGGACACCAAAGAGGAGACTAAACTCTCTAAAGAGGAATCTACCTTCAAGAAGCGTTATGGTGATCTACGTCGTTACCAACAGGAACAAGAAGCTAAACACAAAGCTGAACTCAATGCTCTAAAGGAAGGTGGTGCTAAAGGTATTGCTCCTCCTAAGTCAGACGAAGACATTGAAGCTTGGGCCTCAAAGTATCCTGACATTGCTGGTATCGTTGAGACTATTGCCCAGCGTAAAGCTAAGGAAATGTTTGAGCAGACTGACTCTCGGTTTAAAGAACTTGATGACCTCAACTACGAGACTAAACGTAGTAAGGCAGAGATTGAAATACGTAAGGCTCACTCTGACTTCGATACCCTGAAGGAAGCTGACTCTTTCCATGACTGGGTTGATGAGCAATCAGACTGGATTAAGAACGCACTGTATGACAACCAAGACGACTCCAAGGCTGTCATCCGTGTGATCGACTTATACAAGATGGATAACAACCTTACGCCCGCTGCTAAGAAGCAGAACGCCAAGGATGCTGCCTTAGATGTACAGTCTAAAGGAACGACACCTAAGATTGATGCTGAAGGAACCGGTAAGAAGTTCTCTGAGTCTCAAGTTTACCGTGAGTCAGACAAGTGGTACGCTAAGAATGAACAAGCAATCATGGAAGCGATGGCTACAGGAAACTTTAAGTACGATATGTCAAAGTAACTGTTGACATTTAAACGAGTTAGAGTATAACTAAGGGTATCGAGAATGAGGCCCAGGTAACTGACACCTTCACCTTGATACCCGACATTCATAACACTATAAGCTTAAACGTGAGTAGAAGAACTACCTGATAAAGTAAGAGCCTTGATCCTCCTTAGCGGGAAGTGACACACCTCTGAA